TGAAAAGGAAACCATTATTAATGAGAGATTTATTGGTGATTTACATGATCATTTTAGAATGATTGGAAAATTACGTGAATATGTACCTGATTTACATTTAAAATCAAAACACATTAATGAGTTTAATGATGAACATCATGAGATATCTAAGATGATGAAATTAATTAAAAAGGGTTGGGAGGTTGAGTACCAATTTGCCGATAAAATGGTATCGGATATTGAATTACCAATTGATTTAAAAATAAATTTAGATGATGATAAATTTGGAGACATTACGTTCTATCCATACATATTGAAACGTGAAGAGGATTATGATGAAGAAGGTAGGTTCATGCATCATTGCGTTGCGTCATATTCTGATAAAGAAAAATCTATAGTCATTTCCATAAGAACTGAAAATAAACAAGATAGAGTTACCTGTGAATTTGATTGTCAAACCGGTACCTTAATCCAAGCTAGACATTTTTGTAATAACCAACCACCCGCAGATATTGAGATGGCGGTTAATAAGTTAAGGGAAAAAACGAAAATCTATGCGAGGATGGGTATTCTACATTCATTAGATAAGAAAAAGGTACCAATTAAAATAAATGGTATTGAGGTGATGTCTGAACATAGGGAACCAAGAAGAATCGATGAATTGATTCAAGAAGAGGTGAGAAGACCACTTCCATTTTAACTACACAATTCAAATAAATCCATATATATTTTATATATGGATTTATTATTTACACACAATCAAGAAAAGAGAGACAAGAAAATTAAATCATTATCAACATGTGATTTAAAATTGTACAATAATGATGATGATATTGTTTATAAATCTGCATTTGATTTTGATTACCAGAGATATGGTAAAAATAAAAGAGTTCTATTTGAACATGAATTAGTTTTAAATAAAAAAACGGGGGATATGTTTATAACCTACAAAATCATAAATGATGGTTTAACAGATATGAAAATGTTTAGAACCACCACCAAACAAAAAAAGAATAATTTTAGTTTGTTATTGGATTTAACTGAAAATGGTTTTGAGAGAGGGGAAAAGAGAGTGGGGTTTTGGGGTGTGAAATATGCAAGGGCGACAGGTAAAATTATAGATTTAATATATAGTTTGATTAAAGATAAATTAAAATCAGATTACATTGTTAATAAAATCAATAAAGGTGAATGTGAGGTCAATTATTTATATGATATGATAGTGGACTATCATTTAGAAATGAAGGGTATTAAGGGACATAACAGCGTCTATTATGACATTCAACATGACTATCCTAAAAAGAAATGGTTGGAGAAAAATGATTATAAATTTTTACCGTCAGTGTTAGACCATTATGGGATAAAATCGAAATATCTTATTGGTGAATTGAATAAACAAAATACTAATAAGAGTGTTAAGTTAGATTCTTTAAACTACATCTGTAAATTATTTGGTGACAACTATATAGATTATCTAAAGAAGATAAAGTGGGAGAAGCATTGTTTTGATTATGCACCAAATAAAAAATTACACATATTAAAAAACGATACAGAAAAAAACTGTATGGTTAGTGTAATCAATAAATGGGAGAGTGATTCTTTAAAAACAGATTCTTTAGTTTATTTAGTTAATAAGTTATTATCAATTAGAGAGTTACTTGAGGTTAGAAATGTAGAATTAAAATTTAAAGCCAAGAATGATAACGACTTTGATAATTTATTAGAAATGTGGTCAGGAATTAAATTTCATTTTGCTCGAGGTTACAAAGTTAGATATGACTTACCAAAAGAATTTATAGATGAAATCGAGGAGGACATCACAGTTGGTGGGGAATTTTTTAAACCGAAAGTTTTAGTAACTGAAGAGGACTTTAGAATTGAGGGGTTTAATATGAAAAACTGTATGTCTAAACAGTTTCCTCATGGATCAATATACATTTATGTTGGTTTGCAATGTAAAAGAAAAAGAATAAATCTACAATATCGTAAAGGTGGTTTGGTACAATCATATGGTAAGGCTAACACCCCGACTTTGGAAATGTTCAATGATGCGATTACTGTACTAACCCAAAGGTTTAAAAAATACACATATCTTGAGTGGAAAAAGGAAAAATATGATTTCCTAACTAATTCATTTTCAATATCTTAAGAATAATTTAAAAAATATTCTAAATTATTTTTTGTATTTCATAAAATATACATAACTTTGTTTCATCATTAAACAAAACAGTTATGAAATATTTCTCAGTATGTAGTGGAATTGAAGCCGCGACCGTGGCTTGGTCCCCATTAAATTGGAAATGTGAAGGTTTATGTGACTTTGCATCCTTTCCACAAAAAGTATTATCACATCACTACCCAACAACCCCATTATTTTCAGACTTAACAAAATTAAACGAACATGAAAGTTACAGAAACATCAGCTTCGACCTATTGGTCGGAGGAACGCCTTGTCAATCTTTTTCCGATGCTGGACTCAACAAAGGAATGGATGATGTCCGTGGTCAACTCTCCCTTGAGTATGGAAGAATTCTTAAAGAAAAACGACCAAGATGGTTCATTTGGGAAAACGTCGAAGGCGTTTTTAAAAGCAAACACAGAAAAGCATTATGTGAAATCATCTCCTCTTTCACAGGTACTAACTTCAAAGCAGAAGACCTTGACAAACAAGGAATTGTCCAAGGTGAAGAATACTCCATCGCTTATAGGGTTTTCGACAGCCAATACTTCGGAGTTCCCCAACGACGCAAAAGAATCTTCATTGTTGGATATCGTGGAAACAATTGGAAAGTCCCATTCTCCGTATTATTTGAAGAAGGATGTTTTGAAAGCGTTAAAGAAAAGAATAGAATCAAGAGGGATGAGTACGCCAGAAATATTCTTGGAGAAATTAAACTCGCAGGTACAGTAACCAAATCATATGCACAAACATTAGTTGATGGATTTGGTAAAGTATCCACATCTAACTATTGGATTGATAATGATAGTATTAGAACCTTCACAGAAAGAGAATTAGAGAGACTTCAAGGATTTCCAGACGGTTACTTAGACTTTGAAGTTTCGGGTAAGAAACCATCATATTCGAGTGTTAAAGGTGCAATTGGTAACTCTATGACAGTCAATGTGATGTATTGGATTGGTCAACGAATAAACTTTATTGACAATTATATTGAATCACAAAAAGTTTTGAAATCTCATAAAAATTAACTATATTAGATTATGCAACAGAAAGAATCAAAAACAAACAGTCACTTTTGGATAAGTTTTATTAAATCCGTTATCAGATTTGTGGCTTGTTATTTCTTATTTAATCACGATCTTAGAAGTTCGGCTTTGTTATTTGCGTTGGCCGAAGGTTTAGGTATTGCTGAAGAAATATTTTAACTATGAATTTTTATTTAACACGAGCATTCGTAAAAAAATTAAAAGATGAAAACAAAAGAAAGACCAACAAACAATCTCAACACAGTAGTGTTCGAAGAACTGAACTTCCAACCACATCCGGCGGGAATGGGACAACAGTGTATAGTTCAATTCTCAAATGGATACGGAGCTAGTATTGTACAAGGACCACATACCTATGGTGGAAAAGATGGGTTGTATGAATTGGCTGTCTTTGGTAAAGATGGTCACATTACATATAGTACTCCGATTACAGATGATGTACTTGGGTATCTATCGGAACAAGAAGTTGAAAAAACATTATTGGATATCAAAAACTTAGATTAATGACAAGAGAAACAAAATTTAGAGGAGGAATTGCAATGTCCTTAATGGGTTTGGTAATTATGACGTTCTTTTATTTTCAACAACAAGATGAGTTGCAGAAATGTAAGGAAGGTAATGATTTCATACAAGGTGGTGACATTGAAAAACAAACGTTAATTGATGAAAGAGATAGTTTAAAATCGGAACTATTTGTTACCGCTGTTCAATTAGGTCGTTATGAAGTTGCCTTCGAAATGTTTAAAGAGAAAAACAAAAATGGGGCGGAAGAATTTGAATTAATATTAACCACACAAACAGAGTAAAATGTCGGACGAGGATTTTAAAAAACATATTAGTGGCGACCTAAATTTAGGTGGAACAAAGTACTTGAATATTAAGGCTAGCACTATCATTAGTATGAACGAACAATTTACGGTTTATACAGAAGATGGACCAAAGTATTTAAATGTTAACATAAGTGCGGATTTTGACGAAATACCAAAAAAATATCATGAAGTATTTTTAAATGTATTGACATCAAAATATTCAAATTCAGTTTCGTTTGGAAACAATCCATTTTCAGAATGTAAACCAGTTCAAAAAAAGAAGTGGTGGCAGTTTTGGAAGACACAATATTTCACAATATAAAAATTAACATATGAGGTATTTTGCATTATTATTAATTGTTACGGGTGTATGGATTGCATATGAGATTTGGAGAGCTCCATTACTCGAGGAAACTGAAAATGGTAATTATAAAACTAAGAGACCGACTAAAAAACTTAAAGACTTATGGCGAAAGCGACGTTAGAATATGATTTGAGTGATCCAGATGATGTTATGGCACACAAAAGAGCGGTTAAATCTTTAG